CGCCAAATCCCTCGCCAAATGTTGCGCCACATTTAGCCATAAAAAAGCCAGCAGAATTAGAAAAATTACTGGAGGAAAATAGCAACTTAAAACAAGAGGTTAAAAGTTTAAAAGAAGAGTTATCCCAGTATGATATTGCAGATGACGAAAGACTAGAAGTTTTTACTCAAGAGATGTACGAAGTTTTTGAAACTAGACTACTGGAATGGAAAGAACAAGACGCAAAAATCAAATCCCAGCAGAAACTATTTGACGCTAAAGAAAAAGGTTTAAACAATGTTGTAGAATTATTAAAAGACCAGTCCGAACACTACTTGAATCAGTTTAATTATCAGAAAGAGCAATCCACTAGAATTTTAGATATGCACGAGCAATTAATCAAGACCATTCAACAAAAGAATTATATCGAAGCGAAGTCTAAAGGTTACGATAAAAACTAAACTCATTTTTCTATATTTTTCTAGCTCGAAAAGTCGGTTTTATTCCAAATGATATTTTTTGATTTTATAACAGACGACACTTTATATCCCAGTAAAGCAGATTTACGCCTTTTTTACCTAGTGCCAATGCATAAGAGCAGAACGTAAGTTCTGATCGTTGCATGGCAACGATACAGACACTTACTCCAGTAAATACAAGGGATAAGGCTATTTTAAAAACGTTTTAAATGGTGGTTATGCTATCTTTTTAAGTAATCTAATAACTTGAGTAGTACCGAAATCTTTACCAGTAGAGGTTTTAAATCCTTCAGAGTTTAGCTCTTCAGCATACTCTTTTAATTTGAGTTTTTTTCTCTTCATCAGTTCGTTTCGTTCTTTCATCATCTTAATGTATGCCAATGCTCTTTTGTTGTTTGGGTTGTTCTTCGCTTTATGACGAATAGACTCCAAACCTCTTAACCTTGCCTCTTCAGTTAAGTTAGCTGGAGTTCCTAGCTTCTTTGTAGATTGTGCTAGACCTTCCTTAACTCTTTTGGAAATAGCTTTGGCTTCGTGCTGGGCAATGGCACTCATTATATGAATTGTCAGCTCGTTTGCTTGTGGCATATCAACGGCTTTAAACTTTACTTTAGAATCCATTAACGAAGACACAAAAGAGACGTTCCTCGCAAGCCTATCGAGTTTAGCTATGATAAGAGTCGCACCAGTATTTTTGCAGAGCTCTATTGCTTCGTTTAGTATTGGACGATACCTTTTACTCGTTCCAGTTTCTACCTCTGTGAATTCTTTGTCAATCATCTCTGGAGAGATAAATCTTTCAACTGCGTGTTTTTGAGCTTTAAGTCCTAGCTGACTTTCGCCTTGTCTTTTTGTAGATACTCTGTAATAGGCAACGTATTTCATAACATATTGAATTTAGTTCGTTATAATCTTGATGTAAATATACACATTTTAAACTAATGTTTAACGTTTGTATAAAAATCTAAAAAAAGTTAATAGCAAAATGCAAAAAAAGGACAAAAAAAGTATTATACAATTAGTGGATAACGTAACACAACACAATATGAAGAAAAGAGCAAACGAAATGTATCAGAATAGTTACTGGGGAATATCTACTCAAGATGACTGGGGCAACTCATATAACGAATACAATAACCAATAAATAAATATATGGCTGGCAATAAAAACTCTGGACGCAAATCCAAGACAGAAGAGATAATGTTAATTGAAAAGCTGACTCCATTATCGGACAAGGCATTTGAAGAATTACGGAAAGGAATAGAACGAGGAGAGTTCCAGTTCGTCCGTCTATGGTTTCAGTATATGTATGGTAAACCAAAACAGATAGCTGAAATAAGTATTAACCAAGATGTACCATTATTCGATTTAGAATGTTTGCAAGAGCCACACAAGTAGTAAGAAAGAGTAAGGATTTTAGTCCGATGAAGTTTGTCGAGTACTTGAGGCAGAATCCACCTACTGGAGAGCATTATAAGGAGCTAAAAAGTAAGGTTTCAGCCAGCATACGAAGTGGACACTAATAATCAGATAGTTACAAGATTGTTGCATTGAAAAAAAGAACAGAGTAATACAAAATAGAGAACATAAATAGGCTGGACGTATTGAAAATACAACACATTTTTAGATGTACGTTAAAGTTATAAGAGTATTAATTTAAATAAATAAGTAGTAATGATTAAAGGAAAAAACACCAACACCATTTCAGTAAGAATTTCAACAAGAATGAGAGAGGGAATCGAGAGTCTAGCAATAGATAATGAAGCAACACAAAGCGAGGTAATAAGATACGCAGTACAAAATCTTTTAACTGATGCGCAATAAGGCAACGAGAGTCGGAATGATTAAGACTTGGATATGTAGAACTCCAGCTGGTCGAAAAAGATTAACGAGGAGTTTTCAATCCATAGCAAAGGACAAGAAAGAAAAGAGGCAAGAGGACGGAATCTCTTTCCAAGTATATAAATATTAATAAATAAGAAGATGAAAAAAAGAAGATTAAGAAGCTTTAACGATGCAAATTTTAAAAAGCAAGTAGAAGCAATCAGAAAAGAATTACCAAACGCAAAGAAGCTAAAAAAGGGTTTAGTCGCATTTGCTGGATGTAATAACCTAGACGAAATTAACGAGTACTTAAACGGAAAGACTGGGTTTCTAAATGCTACAATGTCTGCCTCTGCAATGGGGTTAGATATGCAGTATTTTATTGTTACCAGTTACATTGATAAAATAGATTTCAGTTTATATAATAAGTCTTTGACTGATGTCGCTACGGATGTAGTGGAAAGGATTAGAGAAGAGAACTCGACTTACTACAATGAAGAGCAGACTCAAATGCTGGTTAAGGCAGAAAAGATAACTAAAACATTAAACGAATTGCCAGTCGGTTTACGTCAGTCAGTCTTTTTAAATACCTACAAAGAGTTTGTTTTTGATGAAAGGAAGTTCAACTATTTACTGCAAATGGATGGACGAATCTAGAGAGGAACTAATAAGATTATTAGAAGAGTATTTAAAGAATTTTAGAGATGAAAGATAAGTGTATTTTGTTCATATTTCTGTCAATTTGGGTAGTATCTTTTTTCGTTCTTCTTTGCCGATACTATCCTATTTTTTGACTCTAGAGTAAGATTTGGATTCATTGCAAAATGTAAGTGAAAAACTTTCATGCAATGATCCAAACTCTTACGAGGTTTGGCTCTTGCATTCAGTTAATAAAATTGTTAAAAACTGGAAATAAGTCACGTAGAATAATACCCAATAAAATTATAAATTTATAACATCAGTAGTGGAACACTGATACAATACGATAAAAAATGAATATTAAAAGTTTAACTTACACTAGTAAGTACTTACCTACAAATATAGTCGAGCAATGCTTTAGAGCTGGACGTCACACCCTAGTTAATAAAACTGATACTGGTAACGGATTCACAACTGCGTTTTTAAATAGCAAGACCGAAAGAATGGTCAACGTGATAATAGTACCTAACACTAAAGTAGTAGAATCAAAACAAGCCTCTTATAATATTGCAGATGGCGTTCGTATCGGATTCATATACGGAGGTAAAGATTCTGACAGATTAAATTTTCAAGAGTATGATGTCTTGATGTTTGTCGTGGATTCATTCCTTAACCACATAGAAAGAATACTGGAAAATAGAGATGTAATAAATAAAATACTGATTGATGAATGTCACTCAATGATTATTCAGTCTCCTTTTAGACATCGTCTTATTGGATTTCAAAAATACATTACAGAAACATTATCTGATAAAGCAATCGTATCGGTTACTGCTACACCAATGTTATTTCAGAAAGTAGATATAAATATCACTAAAGAGAAACGAGAGGCGCATACTATAAATATATCATCTAACCAGTCGAATACACTGCAACGTATTAAAGAATCTTTAGCTAATAAAGATAAATGTATTGTTGCTTTACAAGACGCACGTATCCTGAAACATTTGCTTAATGATTCAAACGTGCTGGAGGCTAATATAAAGGTGGGTAAACGGATGCTTGAAAAGATAGTTGAATCCGTAAAAGTGAAACTAAACGTTGATAGTAATTTGACAATAATTTCGTCAGCTGGTTTCGAGGGTTTCGATGTAGACAATGGAATTAATAAGGTTTACATTTTTGAAGACAGAGCATTTGACTATCAGACTTTTTTCACGCAGAATATCATCCAAGTAAAAGGACGAAGTCGAAAAGGCGTTTCCTATATAGAATGGAATCGTCTGCCTAATAATTCTAGAACGGAATTACCGAAGCTGGACACAATAATGAAGAAAGTCAACTCAAAGAAAATATCCAATGAAAGAAAGATGACTGATAAGAACTATACTTATATCAGAGATTTTTTCACTCCAAAATATGATATGAATCTTGGGTTAATAGATAGTTTTGATTTTAATGAAGACTTATTTTATTTAGCTAAAGAACTCCAAGACGCAGACCTTAAAGGGTTGTCTATTTATGATGAATTTTTCCAACTGCGTGGCATCAGTATCAACTACCTTAATGATGGAAACAAAAGGCTTAAATTAAGAACACCGAGTCACTCCCAAGCGTTTAAGATGGTCAAAGAAAATAGGAATGTAGTTCAGAAATTCAATCTGTTTTCCAATGTAAAACTAGACCTATATCCAAAAGAGAAGCTGGAGCAGTATATCAAGTCTTATGAGGTATATTTAAGACGTAAATACTGGACACTGGACGAATTACCTTTCCTTAAAAAAGAGATACGGCTAGGAACAGATTTTGACAGAATCATTGATGCATCTAATTTTAATAGAGAGACGAATTGTTTATCGTACCTTAAAAACGAGGATGGTATAAATGAAGCTGTAAGGGTTATCTCAAAAGAGGCTAAAAGATTAAAGCAAACTAAAATAAACAGAAAGTCCGATGAGTATAAAAAGTGGGTTACTGATTATGATGCTACAATAAAGGATAAGTATATCAGATTATTAATGGCGATGTCTTTGTCAAAAATATCCATACCGAATAAAATACGGAATCACAGAAATTTTAACTTGATGACAGAGGTATCTATCGACTTAATATCAGAAGTATCAGAGGAGGTATTTGAACGAGATTTAAGAGAAATAGATATTGTATCCTGTAACATTAGGATTATTTATGCAGTCTGTAATTTAGAACTACCAGCGAACTTTTACGGTGAGGATAAGGAGAACAAAAAGGCGATTAATACATTGTTAAACAAATTGTCGAAAGCGCATCCAATAAGTTACAAGATGAATCCTACCGATTGGAGAAATAACAGAATTAAGGAGATGAAAAAATACAATTTTGCTCCAGCAGTTATAAACTTTCTAATATCTGAATTTTGGCTACGTCCAAAAGATGCATTGTACAATTTTTGCGCGTACCACGAGGAGAAAATATGTAACCAGTTGATGACTGAAATGATAAAAGAAGCTGAATCCAATGGTTATGAATTTAGGATGGTACGGAGACACGATTCAGTTTTATTGGTTGGTGATGGAAGTCACGAAGTAATGAATCATATCACAAATAATTTTGAGTATCTTGGAGTAAAACAATGGTTTAAAAAAGAGGTTGAATTTAGGTTGAAAAAGGACAATAAAGTTTTTTTGGGCAATTTGAACGAAGCTAACTGATTGGTTAGGTGGTAGTTATTTCAATTCTTTAGAACTTATATATATATACATAAAAACAAATGAATAACAAGAAAATTAACAAGAGAGTAAACAAGGATTTAAGAGAGACAATTCTCAAAAGAGGCAGTCAGCTCTCACAAGGTATGGTCTATCTGTCAGATGGTCTTTTCATATCAGATACTGGCGAAATAGTCGAGGAGCAGTCAACTGCAAAGGGTAAGAGGTCAAAAACATTACGGAGTCTTTACGATTCGTTAAAAGAGAAGAACGGAATATCTATTACCATTTAATATAGCATAGGTATTTCGTATCTTTGTACTAAACAAATACTATTCATTCTTCTATCGTGTTGGATGACATTATAAGCCGAGTCCAGTTCCAAAAACCGACTCGGTTTTCTTATACCTTAATGTTACTGGTCTTCTCGCCACTTTGCTCGCCACATCCACGCCATTTATTTATTGTGCGCCATTTTTTATATAATTGTCGTAACTTGGCGCAGAGAGTAAAATATTTTCAAATGGACATAAAAGATAGTATGCTATATTCTTTAAAAGAAAGTGCAGAGATAACAGACATTCCCTTACGAACACTACAAAGAAAGGCTAAACAATTAAATGCAACTCAAATAGATAATAGATACCTTTTTTTAGGAAGCACCTTAAAAACTATTATAGAAAAAAGACGTAAAAAAGAGGAGGTCTCTGCGCCAACCTCACGCCATACGCCAAATCCCTCGCCAAATGTTGCGCCACATTTAGCCATAAAAAAGCCAGCAGAATTAGAAAAATTACTGGAGGAAAATAGCAACTTAAAACAAGAGGTTAAAAGTTTAAAAGAAGAGTTATCCCA